GAGTTGACTAAGTATAGCCAACACAGTTATTATATTTTATGTAGGAGGACAGGTCAATGGCATTTTCAGATAAAGATAAGGAGGAATTTAAGGTTAAGTTCCTGAAGGAATATAACAGAAGAAGGACTATATCTTCTGCAGTAAGTGGTATGGCAATAGGAAGAACCACGATATATGAATGGTTTAAGGAAGATTCCAAGTTTAAACAGGATTTTGATGATTCAAAGTTAGCAATAGGGGAGAGTTTAGAGAGTACAGCCTTTGCTTTAATAGATAAAATGTTAGAGAGTGGGGATTATTCTAGGCCATTGTTGTTAATTACTATGTTAAATGCCCATCTACCTGAAAGATACAGGCAATCAGACAATACAGGTGATGATTCTAGACAGCTTATATCCGAATTTAGGAAGATGGCTAAGACAAAAGAACCAAAGAGTCCGAAATCAAAGATAGTTAAGCAGGCAGAGGATCTAATTAATGACTCAGACACAAAATGAATTAACTGATTTCCTTTATGGGACAGTAAATTTTGAACCTACTGATGAACAGAGGGTTATATTGGAGTCAGACAGACGATTTACCCTAGTAGCAGGTGGAGAACAGGCAGGAAAGAGCATGATCGCTAGTAAATTTCTGCTTAAAAGAATATTTGAAACAGAGGGAAAGGGATTATATTGGCTAGTAGCTGCAGATTACGGCAGAACTAGGGCAGAATACGAGTATTTAATAGAGGATTTTGCCAAATTAAACCTTTTAAAGAAGGCTTCCAAGAGAGTAGATCCGGGTAGGATAGAATTGGCTGATGGTACTGTAATAGAAACCAAGTCAGCTAAAGATCCCCGTACTCTTGCCATGAGGGCACCTGATGGAATCATAGGATGTGAGGCTAGTCAGTTAGATTTAGAGAGTTATTACAGGATCAGAGGAAGATGTGCACCTAAAGCAGCATGGATGTTTCTTTCAGGAACATTTGAAGGTTCTTTGGGATGGTACCCTTCCCTTTTTCAGGCATGGAAATACAGTACAGGAGATGAGAAATCATTTTCTCTCCCCTCATATACCAATAAACACTTATATCCGGGAGGTAAAGATGACCCTGAGATACAGAAGCTTAAAAATGAAGCTAGTGATGCTTTCTTTATGGAGAGGATTGAAGGTATTCCTTCACCTCCTGTGGGAGTTGTCTTTCAGGAATTTAGAGCAGATAAACATGTATCAGAGGAGGCTAACTATGTATTGGGAGAGCCCGTGCATCTGTGGATCGATCCGGGATATGCAGGAGGATATGCAATCGAAGCGATACAGATTATCAATGATCAGGTTAGAATCATTGATGAAGTTTACGAACAGAGTTTAATAACTGAAGAGATGATTAATATCTGTCAGAACAGGGAATGGTGGAGTGATGTTAAGTTTGGTGTAATTGATGTGGCAGGTTATCAGCATCAGGCAATGGCTGCACCTGCAGAAGTATGGATGAATGAAACAGGATTATATCTTGATAGTGAGAAAGTAAAGATAAATGATGGTACCGAAAAATTAAAATCTATGCTTAAACTTGCTCCTAATGGAGAGCCAAGACTCATAATTAATAAACAATGCAAAGGCATATTATCAGAATTTGGTGCAGCACCCAATCCTTTTAATGGACAGACACTTGTTTACAGGTGGAAAGTAGATAGAGATGGAAATATAGTTGGCAATCAGCCTGAAGATAAGTATAATCATGGTGTAAAAGCAGTAATATATGGCTTGATTAATCATTTTGGTTATGCACATATAGAAAACAGAACATCAATTCGTGTAAAGAGATGGTAACTTGGCAAAAAGAATAAAACCTGAACAGATTATAGATAAAGTAGAGGGGCAATACGAGGCAACCGAACCATTAAGAAACAGAATGGATAAAGATTATTCCCTTTACAGGCTTGATCCTTATGATGCAGGTGATGGCTATCAATCATACACATCAAATGAACCTTCAACTTATGCAGATAAAATAATTTCCTTTATTACAGGAAGTGAAATGGTAGCTAGGATTCCAAATGTATCTGAAAAAGAAAATGACAGGGAGAAAAATAACAAGAAAGAAAAATTCTTTCTAGGTATATTAAGAAGTGCTGATGAAAGAATCAAAAGAAATTCTATGCCTTCAATTAAAAACCAACTCGCATGGTATATAGCTTTGAGAGGATGGTATGCAGGTAGGGCATTATTAGTTAAAGATAAAGATGATTCCACTTATGTTGATATAACTCCTTGGGATCCAATGCACACTTATTGGTCATTAGGAGCTGAGGGCTTGGAGTGGGCTTGTTATAAAGTTAAGAAATCCAAAGACTTGGTAGAGAGTCAGTATAATATTAAGCTTCCAAGAAATGAAGATTATGATGATGAGGATTGGGTAGATGTATATGATTACTATGATAAAGAAATAAATACAGTTGTTCTTTCTAATGGAAGAGTAGCAAAGAAAGCTACTCCACATGGAGCAGACAGGGTACCTGTATTTTTGGGGCCTGTGGGAGCAGTACCAATGATACAGGCACTTAATGATATGACTCCTATTGATGATACTATTGCTGATTATGGCGAGAGTGTCTACAAACATAACAGGAATAATTATGAAAAGAATAATCAGATAATGTCTATTATGTTGGAATTAACTTCCCGTGCAAGAAGGCAGGGATTAAAGATTACATCAAGAGATGGAATGAAAACACTTGATGAAGATCCTTATAAGGAAGGTACAGAGATATCCTTGGCACAGGGAGAAAATGTAGAGCCATTAGGTTTAATGGAAGTAGCTAGGGAAACAGGATCCTTTATGGGATTAATTTCAGGAGAAATGCAGAGAGGTGGTGTACCCCATACATTATATGGAGATATACAATTTCAACTCTCAGGATTTGCAATTAATACTTTAAGACAGGGAATTGATTCACTCATCTCCCCTAGAATAGAAGCACTTGAAAGTGCCTATACAGATTTCTGTATGCTTATATGTGATCAGTATATATCTGAATCTTTTGACAGCATGGAGTTGTCAGGACAGGATATGAACAGACAATACTTTAAAGAGAAAATATCACCCTCATCTATTAAAGATGCAGGGGATATTCAGATAACATTCGTTGGTCAGTTACCACAGGATGATTTAACAAAGATGAATATGGCACAGATTGCTAGAGATGGAGAAGCTCCGTTACTTCCTGATATCTTTATAAGGGATAAGATCCTTGGATTACAGGACACAGATATGATTGATGATGCAATTAAGGAACAGACAGCAGAAAGGATATTACCTGAAGCTGCACTTTGGACTTTACTGCAATCAGCAGAAGACAGGGGAAGACCCGATCTTGCTCAGTTCTATTATGGTGAACTTATTACTATGATGAATGAAAAGCAGACCAAACGATTACAATCAGAACAGCAATTACGACAGGCAGCTCAGCCTCCACAACCTCAGCAACCACAACAGCCTAGAGGAATGGATCCAAGAGTAATGCCTAATGCAATGATGGGAGGGCCACCTCCCCCACCAACTCCCCCACAGGGAATGGTAGCACCTCAGACTCCAAGACCCGGAGCCATGAGTCAGGAAGAACAAATTAGAAGACAAGCATTAAGGTAAAGGAGAATATATGTCAGATCCAACAAAATATTATGAGGCACAATCATCAGGTTTAGGGACAATGACAGAGAAAAGGTTTCCCGAACCATCCCTGCCTGTAATTATAGAGTTTCCAAAAAATTGGAATGTAGAAAGAAGATTGCAATGGTATAACGAAAATAATTTTTATAGTACTTCACCCATATCTGACGGAGATGCCCATAAAGAATGGCAAACTAAAATAGACACAGCTTATGCAGGATCAGGGAAATGGAGAAGGGGAGCATTAATGGGGCCTTGGCGACCTGAAGAAGGAGTATCTATTGAAGAAGCAACAAGGTCTGCTCCTATTATTGATGCCGAAAGCTTAGCAATAAGATTTGAACTTATTCCTGAAAATACTGTTTTAGGATTAGATTTAGGAAAAACAGTCGGGGAATATGGAGGAGAACTAGGTGTTGTAAATTATTCAAAAGATCCCTCAAGAGCTAAAAGAGCTGATGTAATAACAAATTATATAGCTTCAGATGGAAAAACTATTACAAGAAATTTATATCCTAATATTTCTCATACTGCTCTTCCTGCAAAAGGAATAGATTTTGCAGTAACTTCAGGAGTCCCTTCAGCACCTGAACAAAGACCTGCAGGAACAGATAGAGATAGACAATTAATTGAAGCTCAAGCACAGCAGGCA